CAAGGGTAAGGCTGCTGCAGGCTCATTAGTGCTGGTTGTGTCAGAAGAGATGGTGGCAGACCCCAAGGTCAGCAAGAATATTGAGTCGGCAATCGCTTATGTCGGCGGTCGATGCGAGACACTTTTCTCTGGCGTTTATGTCAGAAAGAATGTGCCCGGTCTGATTGCGATACTAAGTATGAATGGATTAGCGACATAGGAGATTAAGTATGAGTTTGTTAAAAAGATTGTGGTCACTTATTGTTAGTAGAACGTCAACAGCACCCGAGCTTGCTGTTGTAGAAGAGATAGAAGACGAGTTTATTAGTGATCCAGCACAAACAGCCAAGATTTTTGAAAGCTTGTGTGTGTCTCATGGTGTGCGTCAAAGAGTCATTCATAATGGTGGCCTTTTAAGGGCTTTTGTTGCGTGGTACCAAGGGCCATCAACCGAGGAAGCTATATCTGATTCAATTTCTAATTTTAGAGAAGAAGTAGAAATTGGACAAACAGTATTTAGAGATTGGGAGTAAGCTAAATGCCCTACAAGCGAGTTGGCAAATGTGTTTATAAAAAAAACTCTGATGGCTCAAAGGGCAAAAAAAAGGGCTGCTCAACAAGCGTAGAGAAAGCTAAAAAATATTTAAAAAAACTTTACTCAATCGAAGAAATAGTTCGGGAAGAATTGTCGAAACTTCTCAAAGAGAGAAAATGATGATGTCATACACTAAAGCAAAACTTGATAGATTAGTAGAGAAGATGATATCTCGAAAATTTCTTGTATGGCTAACAGCAACAGGTCTGATGATTTTTTCTGATTTAGCCTCTAGCGACTGGGTTGTGATATCGGCCATTTATATTGGTGGCCAAACAGTAATAGATGGTATTGCCAAATTAAAAGGTGTTGCGTGAACTGGGCTAAGATACTGCAATTTTTACTTAAACACTGGAAAGAGATAGCTGTAATTGTGTCTTTTTTGGCAGTATCCATAAAGACAAGAATGGATTATAACGCACTTAATAAGGCATATGAAATTTCTCAGGAAGAAACAAAAGAAAGAATTGAAGCGCTACAATACATCCACAGCGAAGAGCTTGCGAGAAGAGATAACGCTATTGAAGAATACAAAGATGCTTTAGAAGATCTTAGAAATTCATATGAAAGATCAAAAGACGAACTAGAAAAAGAGCGTCAAAAAAAAACTAAACGTTTTGAAGAACAATTTTCACAAGACAAGGAGGCATTAGCAAGTGAGATTATTAACACTTTTAATTTTGAGTATATGGAGTAACGCTGCGGTTGCTACAAGTCCTGGCGTATTTACATTTTTAGGAAAAAATCAGTGCGCTCCTTTTGAAGGTACACTTTTTAATCCTACAGCGACTGCGAATATTTTGTCCTATACACAGACTAGTCAAGCAAGATGCCAGACTAATATGGATTTTGAATTAGGTAAACAAAAGGCAGAATTTGATTTAGAATTAACTAACTTACAAATAAGGCATGACGCTTTGCTATCTGAGTATGATGTAAGGGTGCAGTCATTACAACGTGAAAACGATGCTCTATCAACTGCTCTCAAAAAACAATCCAAGAAAAATCCATGGATGTGGTTTACAATCGGTGCCCTCGGCGGAGTAGCCATGTCATACACCGTTTATGAGGCTATTAATGAGTAAAGATTATGATCACATTGCCGCAGTTGAGAGAGCTATAAAAGAAAAATACGGAAAAGAAGCAATAGCAAATCCTAAATCTGAGTGGGATGAAAACAAAGAAAAAGAATACCTGGAACAAATGAAAGCTCTCTATGAGCGTAATAACAAAAAAAGACAGTACTCAGAAAAAATAGATGTAAATGGTATAAAGATATCAAAAAAACTACTTAATAGAGAATCTCTAAAAAATTGTCCTGTTTGTAATGCTTTTCCTAAAAGTGTTAAGGATGATGTGTCTTTAATTAAGTTTGATTGTTGCAACAAATGCTATATTCAATATGTTGAAGGTAGAGAGGAAAGATGGCTAAAAGGATGGAGACCAAATAATGGCAACAGTTTATGAAATAGTACAAGGGCTTTCACAAGCCGCAGCCAATGCTTATGATGGAGCAATGGACGAAAACGGAGAGCCGTTAAAGGCAGGCCTCCAGCGAGAAGAAGGAGATCCTATTCTTGACAAAAGAGTTATGGATGGCTTTAATGTTCGTTTTTATGGCAACATGATGTGCCTTTCTTATATGTCTGAGGTCCAACTCAAAGAAGTTTATGCGTCCGGTTTTGAGTCTGATGTTGAGCAGCGTATGGCAGACATTGTATCTTTCCTTAAAAAAGAGTATAGAAAAATTCAAGGCGGCGGCGTAACACTTACCAAAGAAGGCGAGATTGATGTTCGTGTTGAGAACTCTTCGCGTGTTCGCTCGTGGGTTACCGCTAAGATTCATTACCGCATTGGCGGTCTAGATGAGTCAATGGAAGTAGCCGCAGAATCCAAAGAAGATTTAGGTGCCAACTGGCGCAGCTTCCTTGATCAGGGGGGCTGGAATGGCGACGGCGGGCAACGTCCTGACAATGACACACGCCCCAAGCCAAGCAGTGACTAATGTCTTTTAAATTAGACAAAAAACAACAAGTTAAAGAAATACTCAAGTGCGGCAAAGATCCTGCATATTTTCTTAAAAACTATGCCCGTATATCTCATCCGATGCACGGGCTAATACTTTTTGATACATATGACTTTCAAGATGTCTTGTTACAAGATTTTAATGATTATCGTTTCAATATCATTTTAAAAGCAAGACAGCTAGGAATATCAACAATCACCGCAGGTTATATCTCCTGGTTAATGTTGTTTCACAAAGACAAATCTATTCTTGTAATGGCTACAAAGTTTGCCACCGCGGGCAACTTGGTAAAAAAAGTCAAAAGCATTATGAAGAATTTGCCAGAATGGATTCGCATTGCTTCAATCTCTGTAGATAACAGGACGTCATTTGAGCTTTCAAATGGTTCTACTATAAAAGCAGCCTCTACATCTGGTGATGCTGGTCGTTCAGAAGCACTGTCTCTTTTGGTGCTCGATGAGGCAGCACATATTGAGGGTTTAGAGGAACTATGGACTGGTCTTTATCCTACCCTGTCAACTGGTGGTCGATGCATCGCACTGTCAACACCAAATGGTGTTGGTAATTGGTTTCACAAGACATGTACCGATGCAGAAACTGCTGCTAACAATTTTAAACTTACAACATTGCCGTGGGATGTTCATCCCGATAGAGATCAGGCATGGTATAAAAAAGAAACTAAGAACATGTCAAGGCGCCAAATAGCGCAAGAGCTTGAGTGCAACTTCAACACGTCAGGCGAAACTGTGATTGATCCTGATTGCATGAAGTGGCTTTTAGAAAACGTAAAGGAGCCAAAATATAGAACTGGTTTTGATAGAAATTTTTGGATTTGGGAAGAATTTGATCCGTCATGCAATTACCTTGCGGTTGCAGATGTTTCGCGTGGAGACGGCGCCGATTATTCTACCATGCATATGATTAAATTAGAGACTTTAGAAATAATAGGCGAGTATCAAGGCAAACCAACGCCTGATATGTATGCTAATTTCTTAAATCAAGTGGGTAGGGAGTTTGGAAACGCTATGCTTGTAGTAGAGAATAACAACATTGGCTACACTGTTCTTGATAAACTAGTTGAACATGGGTATCCAAATCTCTACTATTCAATTAAATCTACCCATGAATATATTGAGCAACACCAAGCTGAAGTACGTTCGTCAGCCGTAGCTGGTTTTACTACTTCCATGAAGACACGACCTTTGATTGTGGCGAAAT